GGTGTTGTTGTTGGTGTTGATGTTATCGTCGGTGTAGGTGTAGGTGATGGAGACGCACATATACAAGGACCCGTTTCACATAGATTCTCAGTCAACGCACTAAAGTCTACAGTAATAACAGGAACACCACCACTTCGATACGCAAATGAGTAACAGGTTCCTGTGTAGGTATAACCATATCCTTCTGATAATTGAGTGGATTCTATGAAATTATTTAAAGATGCACTAACAACCGCTTCAGTAAAGTTAGTTACCGTTGGGTCAACATTAACACCAAAGTTTTTGAGTCCAGGACCATTTTGGAAGGCACTATCTAAATTTTGATACGCAGTAGTCGCGGTGAAGGCAGAAAATACATTTATACTTGATAGACCTAATAAGTTTAAGTTTTCAGGACCAACCGACAGAATTGAATCACCATACTTATTTTGGAATTCCGTAGCGTTTATAGTCTCACCTTCAACTATACCAACAACATGTGGAACAAATCCTTTTCGTGATACATTACTATCGACAACTGGGTAAACTAAAGAATCTACCCTACCGTTTTGAAGTTTGATATCCTCCCAAACCTTCAAATATTGTTCATAATCGTATTCTACCCTATCAGTTGTTAAGTTATTTGGTGTGGCCGGTGGATTCCATGTATTAGTATCAAGATTAAATGGATTAGAGACTAATGTGGCATTATTAGTAAATTGACCATGATATAGACCGACAAGTCCGTCAGCTTCATCTATAATATTTACAACGATAAAGTTTTTATCACCACCATTAAATGTACCAGGACCAGTCTCAGATGTGGAATTCAAATTACCATGATTAAACGGTACCCCATTGGACCTCCAGTCGGAATTACCCGTAGTTAAATCAAGACCTCTATTGATTCTTTGATATGTAGTACCACTATCATTAAACTGTGTGTTTCTTGGCACACACTTACCATTATCGTTCGTCTTACAAAAACGTGAGTCATAGTCAGAATATGTAACCCCACTATTCAAGGCTGAGAACTCCCCAATAGATGTTGAATCACTTAAAGTTCCACCTGTTAAAGAACCGAGGTATGGGTAAGTATTCCACCAAATCCAGTTCTCACCATTATGTGAGTTTTTACCAATAACACCCTCATATAACTCTCCAACAGTCTGTTGTGCTGACTGAGTAGCGTACCATGAACGAATAGATTCAGAAGCTGCAGCTGCCTCAGCATCATCNAATGAAGTAGCATCGTAGAATACATAAACATTAGGNGCACCTTGAAGGTTAATATCTATCTCAATAGTGTCAGATGGGTCACAACAAGCACTTAACGTCCATGTCTCAGTATTAGGACCACAAGTTCCACCACTACATGAATATGTTCCACTAACGTTTCCATAATTTATAGAATATGAACTACCAAGCCCTAAAGGCTGGAATGGATATGAACTACTTGAATAAGGAGTCCCACTTATTGTAACCGTAGTTTGACCTAAGGTTCCACCAGAGGTACAAAGATAGTATGTAAACGAGGCGTTAGATGAATCAGCAGTAAACGTAACTGTTTCACCGTCACAATTAACATATTCAGTATATGCTTTACCATCATCGGCAATATCCCATAAGTTATTATCCACTTGGACACATTGACAATCACTCACAGGCAAAGAAGGGGTAATAGACGGTGTCACCGTTGGGGTTAGTGTTAGGGATGGAGTAACCGTAGGGGTATTAGCCGGTGTTGAAGTTGGGGTTAGTGTTAAGGACGGAGTAACCGTCATTGTTGGGGTATATGATGGTGTATATGAAGGAGTATTTGTTGGTGTATACGATGGCGTGGTTGTTGGAGTTGGTGACGCAGCCGCAGCACATACAGCAGGACTACAATCACCAGGAGTAGCACTAACAACACTATAAGTACCAATGCTTGGTTGTGGTGCAACAGTAAACGAACCTGTTGGTGTGTATGAAGGACCAAAAGGAGGATTATTTAATACCGTGTAACATCCATCAGGTATACCAGTAGCACCTGTCATACTCCATACACCAATAGGGGCAGGATTATATCCACTTCCTTGAGCAGGGCCAGGTATTGCATACAAGTTACCAGTAGTACAGGCTGATAAGTAAATATAATCAGGTAACGTAGATGGTGTCATAGTTGGTGTAGGTGTCCTCGTAAAAGATGGAGTTAACCCAGGTGTAATTGTGGGTGTTGGTGTAACGGAAGATGAAACAAACAAACTTGGACATACCACATTAATAGCGTCTAAGAAGTTACCACCATCAGTATTAGTAGTCGCACTAAACATCAAATTATATTCAGGTTCCGCAGCAGTAAAATTATACGCGTGTAGATTCCAAGCGGTGGTACTACCAACATAAACACTTGGTAAAAATTGAATTCCACTAGTTGCACCACTCAATGCAACTCTCATTGTATTAGCATAACCTACTCTACCTCTGTGAGCAAATTGTACTTGATATGTGTTACCAGTAACAACACTAAATGTTTGATACAAAGATTGTGAGACACTACTTTGAGCGTTTATCTCCGCAAAATAATTACCATTATAGGACGGTACCTCTGTTCCTGGACCTGCAGTTGTATAACCACTAGCCCAGATTTCAATGGTACCATCAGGGGCGGTAGTATCCCAACCAGGTATACAATCAGCATCATAGAATCCAGAGGCGGGAGGATTTAATGTTGGTAAACCAGACGGACAACCAAAAGAGCTATTATATAATTCAAAATTGGGGTTAATTAATTGACCACATGGTGCCGGTGATACTGTAGGTGTAATAGAGCGGGTAACTGTCCTCGTAGGTGTAATTGTTCTAGTTGGAGTCGGTGTTGGAGTTCTTGTATTCGAAGGTGACGGTGCGGGACAAGTGTTAACAGCAGTTATTTTACCATTATTAGCAGATGCAGTTCCATCAACAGAATATACTGCATTACCAAGAGAAGTTATAACAACATAAAATGTACTAGCAATATTAGTGGGAACCGAGGCAAAACAAGTCGAAGAATTAGCATGAAAAGTATCATTCACCGCAGGTGAACCACCCGCTTGTGTTATTGACCATGTTGCCGACGTACCCCCACCTGAACAAACCGTAGCCTGAGATGAAGAATATCTTACACTTACATTATTAATACAAGCCATTATCCACAGTTAATACTTAGGTTTATCCCCACATTCAAGTAGATAGTTTTGTCAGTAAAATTCGCCATACACCCTATATTCGTAAACGTGATTGTATTACCATTAATAGAGTAAGCCAAACCGTTTTGATATAAATACAAGAATCGGTTAATTATCGCGGATTGCCATTGACTATTTGTTGGAGCATCATTAGCCCCGTATCCCGTATAAAATTGTTCTTGAACAAGGATATCTGAGTCCAATCTTAAGTCCACATACCATGATGAAACAATAGAGTTTAAATCACAATCAGCGGTCGTATAACCACTACTACTTACCACACTTGTTACTTGAGAGTTAAGTATCTGTTGGAAAGTCAATGATGGATATAAGTTACAATCAACCGTTTGGTCCACACAATCATATTTGAATAGTGGACCTGTGATTGAACACGGAGTACAAGGAACAGGAACAATTTCACAACCTCTTTGAACTCGGTAAACAAACTTCTGTCTGTCAAATTCTGAGTTAGACATCTTCTGACCACCTGTCCATAATGTTGAGGCAGGAACCACTTGTTCCACCAATCTCATCCAATAGTCACCAATACCATTTGTGAAATCAATCATCTTTTGGTAGGTGTATTTATTAGATGGTATATTAACCGCCTCCTCAGAAGTTAAGTATTTCCAATAGATAGATTGTAGTGTTGGATAACCACCCGTCTTTGATGATTGTGTTTGTCTGTTACGAACATTAATCATGTTCTTATAGAATGTCTGAGCAAACTCAAAGAAAGTCTTTTGTTTTGGTCTTGGGTTTATAACCGTCCAATCAATCCCTCCTGGTGTCGGGTATGGTGATGTAAGACCTGTCGATGGTATTGGGTAATCGTATTTTCTACTCATATCCCACACATCATAAACAAGACCCTGACCCATGTTCATGTATAGTTCAATATTCTTTCTATTAAGAACTAATCTTTCATCATTAACTTTATAGTAGGCATTAAACGCACCAGTACTTTTTCTAACACCTGTAGTATCTTGTGCCCATGACTTTAAGTTATCTTTTACTGCAGTAAGTTCGTAACCCAAATCCATATATGGAAACTCACGGTATCTATCAAAGAATTTTTCACCGTAAGTGTAAGGTTCAAGAGATGTTTGAATATCAGGATTTTGACCTGTGAAGACAGAGTTAGTTAAGTCTAACTTTTGATTCGCTCTATGTTTTGGTGTTTGTTCGTACCATCCAGAACCCATCTCAAAGAAATAGTTATTGGTAAAAGTAGCGTTTGTTGGGTATCCTTCCTCATCAATTGGATAATCACCTCTTGTAGTATCAATAAAGGTAGTCTGTGATGTTGGTGTAAATGCAGTATAAGTAACACCTTTAATCTTATAAGTGTCTGTAGGATTCAATACTGGTAAAATCTCCAATCTCGTACCACCTGATAGTGAATCGTATTCTTCATTGAACTGATTAATGTTAATCGGTCCGTCAGCCATATAAATGGTCTCATTAAATTCAACCAATGCTTTTGGTGCTCCCACCATTCTCATCAAAAATTCTATGGATTGTCGAGTACCTTTTGTTTTATATAGGTAACCTGAATTGATAATGATTTTTCTGTAATATTCGTAATTTAATTCACGAGGCGTTTTATCCCTTGTTTGACCAGGATAAATTGATTGATTTTTAGTCCCAAAAATTGAGAATAAAAAGTCTTCATTTGTGATAGGAGAGTTGTTAGTGTCAAAACCTAATGTCTGAGCCAAGTTTTTAAGTAACTCTGAAGGTATGTCGTTCTTTGGTTGGTAGTTAACCGAGTTAATATAAGCTAAACCATCAATGAATTTCTTTGTTTCATCAAAACTTCTACCGTATATTTGTAAAACCTTCTCTAACTTTTGGTCACCCGTATCAAATTCCTTTAATGAACCTGAAATTAAGAACCTACTAATCAAATTGGTTCTGAAACTATCCATCACAATTGCAATGTCATTCAGTTTTGCCAGGTAAACATCATATCTTTCAGAAGAAATGTCGATATTCCATAAACCATCCACTGGCCATGTAACTTTTTCCGCAGAATTGTAAAATCTACCCGAATTATCTTCTCTCGGAACACTAAATGATGCAGTATACTTTGGTGTTACCAATCTATTCAGTAAGAATTTCTCAATTTCATCAAAATCTTGACTAAAAACGACCTCTGTTTCGTATTTGTTAGGTCTTAACAATAATGATTCAGTTGTTGTCGTTGAACTAAATGGTCTACCTTGAACGGTCACCGTAATGGTTCCCGCAGATAACGATGGAGACGCATCAAAATCACTTAATAGGTATTCTGTCTCTCCTGTCCCAATAAATAAAGAATATTTCAAGTAATTTCTTGTTATATTCCTTAATGGATGGACCGCCATCGGTCTTAATTGAACATTTCTATCGGCATTTACACTGTAATCAATATCCAATGGGTTCTTAATACGAGTTACATCGATATCAAACGTTGTTTCATCATCAATAGCATCATATGAAATGTTAGACGCAGTATTCGCCGTAGTATAATCAGTATAAACCCTATCAACCTCCAATCCCGCAGGGAAAAAGTTGATAACTTTTAATACAGATGCAGAAAATCTCTTCTGTAATGAACCATACAAAGAGAAATTAGTAACATTTGAAATATCATAGTTAGGATAGACACCATATTCTTTGGCCTGTAACCTTTTTGACTCCTCAATGGATTCAATTTGAAGATTCTCCAAAGTATAAGGAATTGAAAATACACCAGTGTCAAAGGTTCTATTAACCTTCTCAACAACTGCGGTAGTAAATTCAAAGTTTCCTTGCGTTAATCCACCACCCTCAACAACCTGAAACCCTACAAGGTCAGGAGAGAAAGACTCACTACCAGCAGGAGGTGCCGGTGGGTAACGATATTTCTTACTTGATGCCATTAATTAATCACACTATTGAAATTTTTACTGAAGTCGATATTATCACCTCTATCTTGACGAACCTCAAACAATAAGTTGTTAAACTCATCTCTAATTTCAAACAAGTTGTATTGTTTGTAGATGTTGTTAGATGGGTCATAAATAGTGTAAATACCATCTTCCATACTCTTAGTTTGATTGCCGTAAAGTGCGATAGCGAGAGTGTCGATATCGTGTTCAGCCATTTCAATGTCTAATGTGATTGGATTGAAGAACGTATTAGTGACAATAATATCTTGGTCAGGCTGTCCAATATATGGTGTTGCNTTTGGTTTGTTAGAAGGTGCACTTGATGGTGACAATGTGCAGAACATCAAATCACTACCATTCTCAACATAACGATACCTAATAGATTTTTGTGAACTATTAGTTAAGTTTGTTGTTACAGGTTCACAGTAGAAAGATGAAGTAATAATCCTATAGAAATTAGGGACCTTAGTACCATCATCATTCAAGTACTCTACTCTAAAACCTACCAATCCTTGAGCAACAAATTTATTTCTATATTCAGGTTCCACATTGTTTAAGTCAACAACGATACCTTTTACGTTTGGTAATGCCGATAACACACCACAATCAGTAATCGTTGTTCTTATCTCAGCAGGTCGAATATATAATGTGTAAATTCCCTTTTCATTAAACTCCTCAGCCGGTAATGTTAAATTATACATACCACCCAAAATTTCATTTGTATTTCCACCCGTGTTGTTGTTGTGGAAATAAGGAGTTAAAATAGTAGACGCATCCAATTTTTTTAAGACAAAGTCTTCGGTTACGTCTCTACTCGGCGTGAAATGCATAATGATTTCCACATCTTCAGGTGACATATCTGCGGGTCTTGTAATACCGTAACTTCCTAAAGCCATTTTTTATACTTTGTTAATTTTGTAGAAACCATAACCATAACGGGTTAAGTCTCCGATGTTATCGACCTCACCCAACCTTTCAATTCCTTCGAATGCTGAGTTTTTGCCTCTTTCAATAAATACCTCACTCTGAATTTCTGGTGAGGAAACCATGTCTAATAATACTTCTTGTTTTGTAATCGCACTAACACTTAAGTCATTCTCGGTTAAACCTGATGAATTTCCAACGTATAATGTTGTACCATCAGGGTAATCAAAGTAAGACACATCATTGATGGTATATGCGGTATATTCAGTGTTTATCTCATCAATAACACCATATATCTGACCATTTTTAATAATAGGGACATTGGTTGCATATTTTACTGCACCGTAATTACCCAAACTAGTCAATCTACTTTTTGTATACCCTGACACCACAAATGGAACCGATGTATAATTTGAAGAAACTTGTGAACTTACATTATTTTCGGCGTCACCACTAAAGATATAATCATACGACAACGGAGTTCCTGACCAATTACCCCCTTGAGGTGTAAACGTGATATTACCCTCAGGATTTGTAATGGTCACCCCTGTCATAGGAATATTAATCTTCTTTTTAACTGTTGTAACACCCCACGGGTTAGTCTGTGTAATGGTTACCGTAAAGGCACTACTATAAGAATAGTTATGAGACAAATAAGACGGAGATGTCGAGTTTATCGACTGAGTGCTCGTTCCATCACCCCAATCAATAACATAATCAGCCAATTGTAAAAACTTCTTAAACTCCCTATCCGATGTATTATATACGAATAATTGATATGGGTCCGTAGTACCACCAGAATAAATGAAATTATTGACCACATCTTTTTGAAGAATATATCCATCAAACGGCGTGTAGTAACCTAAATCGTTAAATGTTTGAGTAAACACTATCGGTAAGGTTAGACCAGTTAATAATGACGAACCGTTAGTACCACCACTAAGGATTTGAGTCATTGCAGAATAAACACCAAAAGTATTTCCACTGAAAGTTTCTTGGATTAAATCGTCCTTTAAAACCTCAGGAGAAATTAAGTAATATGTCCTATCAGCCTTCATTATGGGTTAACATATTCATAGAAATTTATTGGTGTTGATGTTCCCATTCTCGTACCACTCATGGTCTCAACTTTATAATCATAATTATCATAATCCAAGATTAGTTTGTAATAAAACTTATCAGACTTTTGAAAATTGAAACGGTCACCGAAGTTAGACTGTGGTTCATTTGTCATCCTTATGAACTGACCTGTTTTGGCATTAAAGAACTTACATGACATGTAAAATTCATCAATATTAATGTAGTCTCTACTCTTTAACCAATAGACAAAAAACCCTTCCTTATCACCTACATAATCCAATTGGTATTTTGGTTTTCTAACATTAACATCAACACCGTTCAAGTTCTTTTCCATCATCTCACCTTGTTGTGTAGGTAAAATTATTGTCACATAGTTTTTTTGTGTCTCTGAATTTGCAGTATCGTATAGGTCTATCTTAAAGAAACTATTCTTAAAAGAATTAGAGTAATAATACATCTCACCAACAGTAAAACCTTCATCTTCATAATCAGTAACCCAATCACTCGATGTAGCCCCACTAATATCTACCGTTGCAGATAAGAAATAAAATTGATAGTTTAAATCATATCTTTGAGTTGAACCCGACAACCATAACTGATGGTCAAAACGAGTGACCTCAAAATCCTCAGGAGGATTGATAACCTGTTCAACTACCTCTTCCTCGAATACATCAATAGAGTCGTCTCTACCCTCCATATCCCAAGTCATCTCGATTGGAATTTGAATCATTCTTTCGGTTCCGTTATTTGAAAATCTATACTTATTCACAATCGTCTATTAATGGTTGGATTATACCTGTAACTCTTTGGTTTAGGTTTCGTTGAGGCGTCATCTGCAAGAATGTAATTTCCTTGAATGGATAATGAGAGTTGTTTAGGAATGGATGGTCAACACCATTATTCTCAGCATCTATAAACCCATATGGGTATAAGTCTCTCCATCTCCATAAACCGTCATAGTTAGAATAAAAAGAATAATCAGGAATATTATCTACCTCACCTTCAACCGCAGTTTCTATGTAATCAGAATAGTCTCTAACTTGAATAGGGTAGTGTGGATAATACACATAACCTATCGGCATCTCCACAGAGTAACCTGTTTGAAAATATGTCGAGTTGTAATTGTATTTGTGAGTAAGAGGTGATAAAACTTCTTCTTTCATTTCATAATCATTCCACTCACAAAAATCACCCATAATTTCATCACCAACACTCAAGTCTTTATTATAATAAAAAGTCTTATTATTTGATTGGTAAGAACCTACAGGAATATTATCTTTATTCCCTGAATTAATCTGTGACCACCATGGGTCCATAGTAGACTGTAAGAAATTAAAATTCCACCCAATATTTAACGCAGTTGTATTGTTATTATATGGTTTGTTAAACCAACCCATATAACCCTTGTTAATGATGGTTACAAATAACTCTGTTAGTGGTCTGTTTTGATTATCCTTATATTCATCAATATTGATGTCTTTCTCGAAAGTAAAACCATAACTTTGACTACCATTTCTAACAGAAACTCTTTGTACATTATTCGGTGTTAATGCAGAGTATTCGAGCTTTGAATCATTGTCAAATGGATTATTTTCGAAACCCATCTTTGTTAGATTATAATCCTTAACATCTGTTAATATCTTATGTTTTCTAACATAATATTCTGATGTGGTTTCGTCAGGATTTGACCTGTTAATGACCCTTTTTAATGTACCAGTTACACCATCACCAAATGTTGTCCCTGTATAACCTAAATTGAATATTGAAAATATCTTCTCCTCTGAACCATAATATTCGTCACCCAATTGATATACTTGGAAATAGTTTTCCCCATTATAATCAAAAGATAACTTAACAAATTCCCCGTCTTTTAGATTGTGTTTTGTCCCACAATAAAAGGTGATTAATTGTTTACCATTGTATCTCGTATTTCTAATTACAAATGGGACACCATCACCGGCTTGAAATAATGTAGTAGCACTAAACTCTTCATTGTAATACGACATGGTCTGACCTGTAACATTACTCGAAGCGTAACTCAAATAGGCAGTCCAATTATATGTGAATGCACTCTTACTAACAAAAGGAACATGACCCTCAACAGCAGACGTTCTAAAGAAGTTAAACTCATCAAACTGAGGGTACCCTCTCCACACACCAGTCTGAACAGACGTGACGGGGTCTAAATAATATAAATCGTTCTTAAAAGGTGTGTAATTTGTAGAACCTGAAATAACATTATTAAATATATTTGTAATCTTTCCCGTAATCCTAAATGTCGAACTCTGTTGTCTCTCTTGGTCAAACCTCTCAGCCAAATTAAGAATTACCGTCCTGTCACCATCGACCATAGTTCTTCTATCACCATTTAGTCCAATAGATAACGTGATGTCCTCAGTAGGTGCACCTTTATATCTATCCTCACTTGGTACTATCCTTATATTGTTTGGTTCCTTACTCACAATGTATCTTGATTTAATACAAATTTATCAATGAACCTATTCATAGAACTATTACCCTTTCTTAACCCAAAGTAGAAGAAGTATGGTGAACCTAACATAAATTTATTAGGTCTACTTGTCATACTAATTTTTGGTTGTATCTCGTTACCCACAATTTCAGAGTTATAAATGAAACCAGGTCTTCTTGTTGACGGTGAAGACCCATCTGAATTAAATTCAGGACCAGGTAACATCCTATCTATAGATTGGTAATTAATAGAACCAATACCATCCCCACCAGCACTTCTCTTAGTCACCCAATCATTAACATCAGTTCCAAAAATAGTTGTTGGACCACCATAAAGTTCCCATTTATAGAACGGAACCTCTTGGTCATTGTGTCCATAATAATCGTATAGGAAACTACCATTAATATCTTGGAAGGTAAATCTACCCGGTGTAATCATATCTCGGTTAACAGTATTCGCTTGGAAGAATACACCCAATGTCGGGTCTCCGTTTACCTCATAATATAATACATCATCATCAGTATAGTTAGAACCTAAATACGGAATAACACCATACTCAGAATTAATACTAATAAGTTGTGCTATATCACCATCTAATCTACTATTATCTCTTGAGAATAAACGAGCAATTGATGCGTCACCTAATCCGAATATTTGATTCCAAAAACCTGAACTCGTCAATCTTGATATCGCAAATAATTGCATAATATCGGACGTGTCGTTGTATGATGAAGTTTTAACCGTATCCACAATATATCCTTGGAATTCAGGGTTATAACACAACTCTTTGATAAACTCATCTCTTGGTCCTAAATCCATAATAGTAGTAGGATTACCTAAGAACTTTTTATTCGCAGCGTTACTTTGTCCTAAAATATTATCCTGAGGTTCGTTATCTCTACCAATAAACCCATTATTATATGGTGTCGCTCTGTAGAAGAATGAATTGTTTTGAGTCTGATACACAATCGTATCTTCACAGTATTGATACTCAGGGTTCGTTAAGAACTTACTACTGTTAATATCATTACTATATATGTCGTCTTTTTGGAATGCAAACATATATAATGAACCATTAACCCAGTTGTTAACAAAACTCAAAGAAACCACATTATTACAAAGAGCAAACATCATTCTAAATCTTGCCTTCCATTCAGCAATAGATTGGAAGTCTTCACCAATAGCGAAGTTCTTAGTAATTAGATAATAACAACCACCATACATTTTCTTAACGGTCTTAGCATTATCAACGTAGTAACATCTATCATCGGATGGTTGGACACCAATTGAGTATCCTGAACCCGAATAACACTCCAACGGAACCATTCCCTCACATGAGAAGGTTTGATTAATCTGTGTAGCAATTGCACCTGCGTCTTCATTGAAATCATCACCTTCACCACCAAGACTTTCAACACCAGTACTAATACCTGTAACCTCACCATCTTCAGATACTTTGTAAACCATAAATTTAGAATTTTGATGTAAGGCAAATCTAAAATTATGTTTATCCGATGTCGGTAATCTATCTGACCTCATTAAGATATACTCATTATCAGACATAGCAATAGTATGATTAGGATATAATCTATAATACGTTGGTGACATGAAGACATAATCAGTTGGCACATTAGGTGTCCCATCTTTACAGAATATTGCACCTACCCCTTCAACAATTTCCTCATCATAATAACCCCACTCGTAATTATTTCCACTAATCATACGGTCCCAACTACCACTATCAGAAACTCTAACTGCATTATCTGTTGTTGAGATTGAATTACCTAAACTCTTAGTGGACCCAACATACATACCAATCTGTTCCTTATCTTTAACAGAGTAAGCATTATAATGACGATGTAATTTAGTTGTATAACTTTGGTAATCACTCTGTGATGGAGTATATGTAAATGACTTAAAGTATAATCTTCTATACCCACTATTATCTGTAGAGTTATTTGTTGTTAACTCATCATGTCTAATAACGGCTTTATTATTAGAAGACGAATACGGTTGAATCGGTAAATTCAAATAATACCTACCTCTAACCTTAACCGAACCGTTGAATGATGTCCCACCATATAGTTTAGTTAACTCATATTCAATATCTTGTTTTGGGGTATTAACATCCACACCCCTTACTAAGAATACAATAACCAAATCTTTCCAACCATTATTCAGTTGGATATTAGGGGCATTTATTTCAAATTTACCATTATCAAAAGTACCAGTAGAATCATCAGGATATTCATCAGGGTTATCTCCACCTGTTTTTTCGACTTTCTGCCAACCAAACAAATATCTTTGTGCAAAACTATTACTGTAGGACGAACCATACCCCGAAACCATATCACCATTAGGTAAATTCTGAGAAATATTATGATAATCCCCTACAGTGGTTGCCGTAACTACTTGGAAGTATTCAACATCAGATACAAATTTATATGTAATATTCTGAGAACCACCAGTAATTTCATAATTAGTGGAAGTCGACGCTTGATTTGTCGACATGTATGGAACCGTAATATTCGCAATACCATTTGAATTAAATGTAGTGTTACCTGTTATATTAGTATTTACGTTAGGGTCAGTAGAGTTATCAGGATTCTGAAACGATATTAACTGCCCCGCAGGATAATTACCTATTTCACTAGGGTCTACCATCATCATCAAAACATTATCTGTGTGTGATTTTGATGAGTTAATCGGTAAATTCTTATTAACTTTAACCTTTATAGAGTTCCACCCACCGTGGTCATGATATTTCGCTTTAGCATTAAATAAGTTAAATTTTTCAGCCAATGGTAAGTCTCTCGACCTAAACTTTTTACTGGTTGATGCGTTATAATCTTTATCAGTAAACGGTGCTCTTGAAAATTCCTCTTCTTCATCAGTTTCTAATCCAGCCATGACAGATTGAAACCCACTTGTATATTTACTACTCCAACCTTCTCTAACCTCATCATTTCTATCTACCGCATTTATTCTATTAAAGAATGTAGTAGAGTTTACGTCCACCAAACTTGATATGTTAGAATTTATAATTTCATCTTCATTTATTGAATCATTTTCACCTGCGTCACGTCCTTCACATGCACAAGCCTGACACTCAGGATATGATAAGTTTGGTAAAGGAATAGCGGATAACGGACATTTCTTTTGTAACGTAATTGGCGTATATGTTGGACAATTTATTTTACTACCCTGACCTATTAACCACGCCAACCCTTTAAAAATATTACATATGATAATAATAACCCCAAATAATACGGACAGTATAACACCTAACAATAATCTCAATATTGGCCATAAAAAACAGATGACGTGACCGATAACCGTCAACGATAAAAGTACTGGTGTGAAAATTGTCAGTAATAAATTGATAATTAAGAACAACAAGTTGAAGTTCCTAACACCATCATTAACAGGGAATTTATTAGTATCACCCTCACACCCTCTATCTAACACCTCTTTAATACCTAAGAACCTCGCACGACCATAACCTTTTCTATACTCATCAATCAATTGTGATGTAGTATATACCTTATTGTAATTCATCATATAGAATGAATCCTCACATGCTATTGCCGCGTTCTTATCAGCATAGTCATTCCAATCTAAAGAAAACGCATATGACTTTTGAAATTGGATGTAGTCATAGTCAAACTTCTCAACTTCAATAGTTGCATTATTACCAACGACCACATTACCATTTGTAGTTGTCTTTTTGGTAACAGTTATCGTTACATTACCACCCGATGGGAAATCAATCCATTTTTGTGTTTGTAAAATATTATTAACATACACTTCAATCTTTTCCGTATCACCGTTTGGTTTAACATATATAGATTGATTAGCTCCAATCGTAATAGTCTTAGACTCAACAACCTGAGTAGTATCAAAGAAATCAACGTTAGTAATAATTGATGAACTCTTAGTTGAAGGGTCTACTCCTGAATTTGCAGTAGTCCCTGTCCATCCATGTTCCCTGATTTGTGGAACAATAAAATTGGCTCTTTGAATCTCCCCTCTAATTGGGAATAACGCATCCCCATTGATTGCAGGACCATTCTCCTCTGATTGATATTTTACCTTAAACCTGTATTTACCCTTAGTCGGAACACCTATAGATGGGTCATTAGAGATTACTGTCTCACCATACTCATTGGTAACAACGTAATCTAAGTTCATCGGAACATCCACAACAAAGGTCCCGTCTCCATCAATTACTTTACCACCATTTAACAGTTGGTATTGTTCCAATATTGGGTCACCATTTTCATCGATATCAATGGTCTGTCTAACGGCTAAAATTTCACCAGGACCAGTAGATAAATTACATAAGTCACCTTGTTCTGTTCTCGGTTTACAATTTTTCTTGATTGGTCTGTTGTCATTATCAGAAAAAATTGAACCCATAAAGACCGACGTTGGTTGTATTTCAATACCCAAGTCCCTTAAATCAAAGTCCGTTCTTGTGATACCAATATTACATAGGTCTTCTTGACCCCAAAATGGTGTTACATCAATATCTTTAACACTATTAATAATCTGAGGTAAAGCATTAAGATTTTCAGAAGCTTTGAAGTTGGTTCCGTCAAACTGCTCGGCAACACCCATATTCATTCTTATCAAATCCTGAGGTCTCAAAGAGAAACAACCCATATCTGATAAGTCTAAATCCATCATAATCTTTTGACTACCTAATGGAACACCAGTAATCATAAAGTCACCACTGTCATTGGTCTTTACAACATACTTGTAGTATTTTTCATAGATTTCTAATACCTCATTCCTTGTTAAAACATCACCTCTCGATGGGAATGTTCCTGTCGGTGTGTGTCCACCATACTGTTTCTCATAAGGTAAAAGATTGTAACGATACCCATCTTCATTTTTATCGACAGGTGACGTGTATGGGTATAAGGCTGATATTACAGGGTCTTCTAAGTCCATCTCCTCAACAGGAACGAATATAGATATCTTCGCATTAGCAATACCGAAACCACTATTACCAACAACACGACCCACAACCACACCATAATCGGCACAGAATTGTGAGTAAACATCCTCTTGTCTTAATTTGAGAGATAAAATTTCGAGAAAATCAAAATCTTGTTCAATATTAACACGGATGTTTTGGTCGGTCCCTAATTTTGTTCTAATCCTATAAGACTTAGCCATATTGTAGTTTTTAGATAAATACTTATTTATCCATTTTACAATAATAAACCCATAAGTCTTTCTTGTAAATTATTATTACTTAAAGTCGACCGTCTTTAAGTTCTTAACTCTCACCTTAATATCTTTTTCGGGAAACCTTACTTGNTAGATTTGAGTTGGTTCAGCAAANATTGTATCATCAACTGGTAATATCTTTTTAGTCTCCGCATCTGAATATCTTTGNGATGTCTCAGATGATGAATATTGACCNCCTGTCTTATTGAAGACTGATAAGTCAGAAACGGAAATAACNCCCGCAACATCTTGGATTCTTCTTCTAATATCGGACAAGAATACATTTTGACCTAAGTCTCTATCCATCGGAGCCATGACCTGATTTACCTCATCAATAATTTTTGTAATCACCTGACCCTGATTTTGTGCCGAATCAATAGCTACTGAAATATCAAATTCTAAATCAATTACTTGAGCCACATTTACAGATATATAATCATTTATCATCCTATACTTAGATAGATAGTTGGCTATGTTTTGTTTCAAGGTGTTCGAAACAGTCTGAGTTAAACTACCATTAGCATCAAATGAAAGAACTTCAATATTAATCTTATTGTCCTTTTCCGTAATCGCGGTTTTAGCAGGTGCACCGTATTTTCCTGGCATTTTCTTAATCAACGCATTATAGTCGTTTACTGTAACAGCCCTGTTCTGTGATGCAAAGTTAAAGGTCACCATATTCCTCATCTCTTCAATAGACGGCTGATTAGCACCTCCGATAGCAGCAGTAACATTGTTTACAAATAAAGAATTAACAACTTGTTGGTTAATAGAGTTACTTGGTCCCGTAACCGCAAAGTTAATAGTCCCCAATTGATTGATTACATTTACACCTACATTTGATGCATCTCCACCACCAATTCTATATTTTACAAATAATGTGGTGTTTGGTGATACTGTCCTACCTAAACCAATATTGTTTTGATAGTCTTGTATTCTCAATGAAACCCCATTTCTTGCGAATTCGGCTAACTGGTCGTCAGGTGTTGTTGTTCCTCCACCAAACTGAACTTTCATGAAACCATTAGGCGTATATTCCGTAATAAACCTAAAATCCGTATCAATATACTTACCCACCTTGAGACCTGGATTATCGGATACTTTTGTTGAGTCCTCAACAAAAACCGTACTTTCCGCTAACGCATCCATCTCATACCATCTGACCTGTGCATTTACAAACTCTGTATATGATGGTGTAGATTGGAATGATGTCCCATCTTTTTGAATGATATCAACAACATTTAAAACATTTTTCTCAGGTAAGAAGAATTCAAAGAAAGGTCTTACATCATTGTTGTTTATTGTTTTCTTATAAACTTTAGTAATACCATTAACGACAACCTCTCTCTTAGTAATAGTGTAATTAATAAGTGTATTATTAGAATCGAAGTTAGGAATTTTAGTTCTGTTAGGGTATCCTTCGTTATTGTATTGAGAAGCAAAATCAATGTCGTAAACATTCTCAAATACTTGACCCGCACCGATAACTTGAGACCCCGCTCTTAGGATACCTAAGTATCTTGTATCTTCTTGGTCACCAGCGGGTGGAACAGTTATTGAAAAATCAACCAAAGCAACAGAAGGTCTGTTACCTGGAATCTTTAAACCATAAGTTCTGGCAATATTAAAGATAGATGAACGTTGTTGTGCATACTGTAATACTGTTTCTTGAATACTTCTATCGATATGGTAATTTAAGTTATCACCAATGGCTGCGTTCAAATCCATCAATACCGAATAAACTGCGGCATCGTTGAAGTTGTCAATAAGTTCAGGATAATACTGTCTTGTATAATTTACGAGGTCCTGTCTTAACCCTTCGAAATCTCTTTCGGTATATGATATTTTTCTATTCGCCATATACTATTAAATATTTATGATTACGAAATCTTTGGAATCAAAAGTTCCGTCATTTATTGAATAATCTATTCTTAGTTTTGCAGTATACTCTTCAGTACCTCTACCAGGTATTCTATATATTCCACCGATACCTAATTTCTCCTGATTTAATTCTCCCTCGGCCTCTAAATCTTCAAGGTATGGTGTCAATGTAATATTATTAACAGTTAGGTTAGGAATATACTTTTCTATTGAATTTTTTACATCTTCTTTAATTGCTTCGAAACTTGTACCATCCATCGGTTCAAAAATAAACTCATAAATTCTTGTTCCAAAGTCAGGTAAATAATACCTACTACCCTTTCGAGTTAGAATTAAATGAAGTAAGTCAGTTCTAATCTCTTCATCCGTTGTTTGTGAAAGAGAAAGATACTTACCTTCTTTACTATCCTGAAAAGGAAAATTAATACCGTATGTTTTACCGTTAGCCATTACCTATAAATACTTTAACAATATAAATTATAAAAAAAAGAGGACCGAAGTCCTCTTTTATATTTGTTGTTTGTTAAAAATAACAATTAACCTTCACAAGCAACACACTGTAAGTCATTCAAATTCAATTTCTTTCTTGCGAAAGCTTGAGCCGAATTCATTGAGTGTTGGTAATATAATGTCTTCACACCCAACTGCCAAGCTTCAATAAGAAGTTTGTTAACATCCCTTGTCGGCATGTCAGGTGAAATCATTAGGTTTAGTGATTGTGATTGGTCAATATAGTCTTGACGAACCGCAGCTTGATTAATAATTGATGATTGATTAATCTCAGCAAATGTTCTGAAGATATCCTTTTGTTCGTCACTTAAGAAGTCTAAGTGTTGAACTGAACCATCATTTTGTTTGATACTGTTCCACACCTCTTTAGTATCCTTACCTAACTCAACCAATACTTTTTTCAATACCGGATTTTTAATGGTTACTTTCATCTTAGCAACATCCTTCACATAACAGTTAGACCAAATCGGTTCAATTGATTGTGATACCTGCCCTAAGATAAATGCTGAAGATGTTGTAGGTGCAATTGCATTCAACGTAACATTTCTTCTACCATAACCTTTTAAGTATTCTGGTTCTCCAAACATTTCAGCCAACTTCTCTGAAGCGGCATATGACTTATCTTTGATAAGTTTGAATACCTCAACATTCAATCTCGCAGTTTCTCTAGTATCAAATGGTAGACCCTTTGACTGTAATAGTGAGTGCCATCCCAATACACCTAAACCTAACGCTCTTTGTCTCTTAGCGAAGTTATAAGCTTTCTCCAAATAGAAGAAACCTCTCCTACCTTCGATAGTTCCGTTATCTCTAATATCCTCAATCTTAGTTAAGAATTCAGTAACAACCGCGTCTAAGAACATAGTCATCGTTTCAACTGCGTCAGTGTCTTTCCACTCATCGTAGTGCAGAACATTCATTGATGACAATACACAAACGAATGACTCTTCTTCAGAGTTGTGAAGTGCAATCTCTGAACAAAGGTTAGAGTTGTAAATCTTCGCACCTTTATCTTTGTATACGTCAACTGTCTTGTTATTCATCGTGTCGTGGAACATGATGTATGGGTAACCAATTTCACCTCTTCTTTGGATTACTTTAGCCCAAATTGCTCTCTTTTTTTCATCACCAGCAATCATCTCGTTCATAAACTCATCAGTTACAGTAACCGCGTGAGTTAAATCTTGAATTGGAAAACCTTCCGTACCAATTTCTAAGAACTCCATGATATCAGGGTGCTCCACTGGTAAATATGGTGAGAAACGACCACGACGTGTTGACCCTTGAGATATGTTATCTACAACACTCTCGAATAAGTTCATAAAGTGAACCGAACCAGGTGCGAGACCATTGTCAGTAATCTCAGCACCTCTTTCTCTAATGTTACCAAAGTAACCAGAGGTACCTCCACCCATCTTACTCATCTCACCAACTTCAGCTTGTGTGTAAAGAATCGACTCAATATTGTCACCAATATTAGAACCGAAACAACTTACCGGTAGACCTCTCTTCTTACCAAAGTTAGCCCATACAGGTGAAGATAGTGAATACCACCCTTTACCCATATAGTCATAAAATTTATCTGCAAACCCTTCAATACCTAACAGATTCTCAGCATAATCTGCAATTGTTCTGATTCTCTGTAACGGTTCTTCACCCTCACTAAGATATCCTCTTTGTAAGAAGGTGATTGATTCTTCATTAATCCATTCAAATGGTTTTCTATCGCTCATTTTTTTTCTTTTGTTTTTAATTAAAATAAATCGTTTGACGTGATTGATTTAGATTTCTTACTGTAGTTAATACTTCTTTTGTTAAAAAAATCCGTGTGTTTGGTTGTTAAAATTTCATCATCAAACCATTCTGTTGTTTCTAATAGTGGTTCGTTAATTTCAAAAATACTATCAATACCAATAGAGTTCAAAGATATGTTAAATCTGTGTTTAATAAATTCCATTGTTTGACTTTTAGTTAAGAAATCTAAGTCACCTTCTTCAAAAATCCAATCTATAATTTCTGTTTCCGCCTCGAATGCCTCCATAGTAGCATTAATAAGGTCTTCTTTTAAACTTTCCGTCCACCACGATGGGTTTTCTTTTTTAATAAGGTTTACCAAATCAAAACCGAACTCAGCGTGGATATTTTCCTCTTTTGATGTTGCTTCAACCGCGTTGCTAATACCTTTCAACATGTTTTTGTGTTTGTTGAATGATAACATAACTAAGAATTGTGAGAACAACGATACGTTTTCTACGAACATAGAGAATAATACTACAGACTCAAAGTAGTCTTTGTTTTCCACTGACTTTGAGTTTGAAATAGATTTCTCTAAGTATTTGATTCTTCTTCTAATCGCTGGTACATCCATTAAGTTTTCAAACTCAGCGTTAAGACCTAACAACTGAACCAAATGAGAATATGCATCTGCATGTCTTACTTCTGATTCTGCGAATGTTGCACCTACATTACCAATTTCTGGTTTAGGCATCCTTTTGTAGATGTCTCCCCAGAATGATTTAACCGCAACTTCAATCTGTGAGATTGCCAACATCGCTCTTTTTACTGCAGTTTTTTCTTTTTTATCCAAGTGAACTTTAAAATCTTGGATGTCTGATGTAAAGTTAAACTCAGTATGTACCCAGTATGAATGTCTGATAGCATCTACATACTCATTTAGATTTGGGTATTCGTAAGGTTTAAGATTAGTTCTCTTCGTGAAGATGTCTGGTCTATTTTTCGCACGATATACGATGTATTCTCTTGCAACGTCATTTAAACCGTTATCCATCAATTTGTTTTCAACCATCTCATGAATTTCGTCAACATGAGGAACTTTATCCTTTTCATCTCTGAAAATTCCTTTACGAGTGATTCTAGCAATTTTCTCAGCCATTTCATCATCAACATCACCGACCGCCTGCATAGCTTTCATGACCGCATACTTGATTTTCTCAGCCTCGAACATTACTTGTTCACCACTTCTCTTAATTACATAACTAGTTTCTTTACTGTTCATAGTATTAAAATTTACCATAATTTATTATTGTTTAGTTTTGTTGTCCCTCACGTTGCTTACGCTTCTCCATGAGTTCCTTAATTCTATCCCTCTGTTTCTCTTCCTTTTGTTCTTCCAAACCTAAGAAAGTCATACTCTGTTCAGTATCAATAACCAACATCTCATTGTCATATTTACAATTCTCAAACACAATCCCGTCCTTTCCGATACGTGACTTTGTGATTGCAATGGTCGCCAAGTTCATCTCCTTTTGTTGTAGAGATTTAGCAACAGAGATAATCACGTGACCAACCTGAGCCTTCTTAATAGAACCACCCATTTGGTCTGTTGTCACAACTTCCGATGAAATTGAAGAACGGTTACCCTGTGTTGCAGTCCATCCAACGATGTCCAACTCATGACACATCGCCTCGAACGCTCTCATCACAGAACCTTCACTCTTCCATTCATCACCCAAGTTTTTGTCAGGTGTGATACAATCAATGTAATCAACAACAATCATATCAATTTTGTTTCCTTCTGCAATCATCTTTCTAACCTGATTCTTAATTTGATTCATAGTCAGAGTATCTGATGGAAGTTTTTTAAGTGTCAAAGAGTTCGTTGTGTTCTCTTTGATTTCTCTAACCTTAGCCATCACATCATCTCTGTAATTAGATAAATTGTCAGGAGAAATACCTGTCCAAAGTGTGAAGTGTTTACGTTGGATAATCTTTGGGTTGTCCTCAAAGAAAATCTGCAGTACATTATAACCCAAATTGAATGCGTGGTTTGAAATCTTAGTTAAGAGGGTCGTCTTACCAACACCTGTCGGTGCCAAAATAACTCCAATCTCACCTTTAGCCAATCCACCCTTCATAAGGTTATCAATACCTGGTATCCCCATCGGAATTGGATGACGGTAGTCGTCGTCCAATACCACATCCAAATTAGAGAATACATCTGAGGTACCTGTGTCCACTTCACCAACTTGTAAAGCTTCTCTTACCATCTCCTCCAAGTGGTCGTAAGACTCAAAATCACCTTTATCAATGATTTTCTGAGCTTTACTCATCACCTTCTGTAATTCTTGTTGTTTACAGAACTTAAGTGACTTCTCTTGAACAAAGTCTGACCCTTCAATTGGTGCTTCTTTGACATCTTTTAACATGTCAAAAACCATTTTCTGAGCCATAGGAGAGGAAATTTCACTCTTCGTTAGTTGTTCCAATGTTGCAAATGTTGGAGTATGTTCGTACTTAACGTAGTACTCCTTAATCATCTGCATAATGATTTTGAAATATTGATTATCAAAATACTTCGGGTCCAACACATCAACAATTGAATTGGCAAAGTCTTTGTCAATTACGATGTTGTTTAGAAGTTGTATTTGGAATGAGTTACCGAGGTAACCGAAGTTTTTATCTTTTGACATATCAATGTTTTTTTCTTTCGGGTAAATAATAAATATGGTTAACCTAACTGATATTCCATGTATTCATACGATAAATCTTCACTCGAGAAAATCTCTGTCAGACCTCGAAGTAAACTTTTTAACTGCGGGCGTATGTCTACGGTATATCTTATTTTTGGTGGATACAATTTTGCATCGATAATTTTATGACAAATTGTCTCATCACCAATACGAATTTTGATGTTAAAAATCTCAGGACCATCAGTATTTGATGTATCCAAAATACTTGGGTCCAATTCAATTTGATTGTAGTGGTCCAACATATACATGTTAGTTCTCGCTTTCAAATCTCTCATTAATGTGTTAGTGAAATCATTAATAAATTCAATGACATCAATACTCCTTCTTGCTTTCGGATTATACCCTCTAACGTTGAAGTAACGCTGTACTACGATGTTGTCGTTCAACATCAAAAGGAATTCCATTTTTGTTACGTCATTTTTTTCTTTCATAACTTAATTTTTGTTTTTGTAACGTTTTTTTTCTTTACGTGTAAGTTTCATAAACGGTGTTAAAAAATCCACCCAACCATCATCTTGTTTGGGTAAGTATTTGAAGATTCCATCCTTCATCATCATTCTCATGAGATTCTGATATCCTCTTCCTTCAGGGTCCAACTCTTCTGTATAGTAGAGTTCAACTTCCTCCTTACCTTCATCACTTATCATTGGGTCTGACAAATCTACAACCTTTTTGTTAATATCAAAGAATTCTTTTCCTAAAACCCCCCTTTTAGTATTCCCTTCAATGATACTCGTTAAAATCTTGCGTTTGTCACCTTCAGATTGTAATTCTTCGGCATGTTGTATAATATCGTCAACAGAAACTGCTTTGTCCAATATCTCAGGAAATAACTTAGCAAAAGTTTTCTCACCTAATAAGTGAATACCATCAATGTTATCAGATTTATCCCCCGATAATATCTTAAATGTCGTTACATTGTAGTGTGGTATTGAAATGTCTTTCAGAGGTATTATATCTCCGTTCTTATAGACTTTTCGGTGGTTAGGTGAGTAGACCTCTACTTTATCTGAGATAAGTTGTGTAAGGTCCTTATCTGATGAAAATATAGTTTTGTATTCATCCTCAGATATGTTACAATAGTGCGCAATCGCGTCGTCCGATTCGCAACCATCAATACATACCTGACGGATAAACATTTCTTCAAGGTACTTCTTAGTTCGTGACAACTGCCATTCAAATGACATCTGTTGCGCCTCGTTAAGAGTTCTCTTTCTATTTCTTTTGTATTGTTCGAGTAAGTCTCTTCTCGACTGTGAATTATCCTCAACATCCCAAAATACGATTACCTTATCGTAATTGTGTTCCACCAAGAACTTTTTGAGGGTATTAACGAAATGGAAGATTGCACCAATGTGGTTACCCTCATGGTACAAATCTCTCACTCCGTGAAATCCTATTTTAAATAAATTATTTCCGTCAACTAATAGTGTCTTTGTCAAAATACCCTTAATTAAAGGTTAGACTTCTTTTACTTCTTCCAATTTGTAATCACCATCTGTTCCGATTACTCTTTTCCAATATTCTGATTGTTCAGACTTATACTGTTCAATAGATTTCTTTTCTTCGGTAGATTCTTTTCCTGCCAAGAAACCATGAGGTGTTACGATAATCTTACCGTCCTCATATCCTAATCCATTGATGTGGTTCTTCATAACCGATACCTTTGTTCTAACNGCAAACTTAACTTTTCTTTTGTCTTTGACCGCAGCAATCTTATTGGTACCAGCATTTTTCTGATTACCAAATAAGAATACCAATGATGAGTTCAACCAAATAGCCTCACCACCTTTAGCTTTAATCTTAGGTTGACCAAAAGGATTGTCGGGTAATTCTACCCATGGTTGGTTAACAATCACCAATGTATTTTCATAGTTTGATGTTGCCTTTCTTGAACCAGCAATTCTTTGGTTAATACCCATACCGATTTTGTCGGCTAACGTTGCGGCATTGTGTTGTTTACCACCCTTACCGTCAAAGGTCATTTTACAAGGAACAGAACCAACAGAATCCCATAAGAATAGTAAGTCGTATTCCAACTCACCTTTCTCTTGNGCATCCAACAATTCGTTGATGTAGTCTGTGATTTGTTCAATATAATCAAAGTTGTTGTTAAATAAGAAAAATCCGTCCCAATCCAACTCACCTGTTTCCTCATCAACAACTTCTTCACATTCGAAACCCATTGTTAATGCGTGGTCAAAAGACCATTTCTGTTCAGTGATGATAAAGACAGGAAGGATACCCTTCTTTTGTGCGTCTACCGCAGTTTTAACCAATGCAGTTGTTTTACCAGTATCACTATGACCCAAGAACATATTTAGGTGACCAATTGCAGGACCAGGTAAGCCTACCGCATCCAAAAATGCTTCACCCAAATCTAAAAACCTTTGAGGTTTATACTTTGCCGAAGTAGAATATTTCTGCTTCAACGATTTGAAATCTTTTTTCTTTATTGCCATATTTTTTTAGTAAATAAAGATGGTAAGGACAGAAGCCCCTACCATCATATTAGTGTTTTTTAGAACGGTAAGTCCGTATCAACTTGCATTCCCGCTTGTGGGTCTTT